GCAAAGTTTACGGAGTACTGACCGGCCCCAGAAGGGGTCGCCACTCGATTGAAGCGCTTGCCGCTGGCGGCATAGACCACGCCAAGGTCGTCGTTGTAATTGGTTGCATTGGCGACAGTCACTGTGTAAGGCGTCACGGCCGGGGTGCTGGCAGCCTCGAGCTGGGATACCGCAAATTGGCCGGTAACCGGGGTAAGGCCAAAGAAGATGTCGGAATACAGCAATCCGAGAATTTGGGCGCACTTTGCCTTACCGGTGATTTTGCCCTGTCCGCGCGCTATCGCCACAGGGAACTGAAGCTGCCCATACAGCGGCTTATCGGTCCAATCAAAATCGATTTGGATATCCTGGAGCACGCCGAACTGGCGCGGGCCAATCCCGGACCCAGTCACGTCGGTGCGTTCGCCCCAGACCGCACCCGAGCCGAAGCTCAATTGCATGTTAGACACTCCCTTTTCAAAAGCCGCTTAAGTAATTCCTTGGCGGCATGGGCGACATTCCAGGCCTGGGTATCGCGGGCGATCGCCGAGCCTGGGAAATGGTCCTGCCACCAACGCTCGATCAGCTGGTCGATCGAAAGAGCCCCGCTTCTCGGCGCAACTGGGCTTTGTTCGATCTCCTCTGGAAGAGGCGTGCTTACCTGAGAATCTTCCACGGCCATCGCGATACTCCTACGAGTAGGGTTCATTACAGAGGTGAGAGAAACCGCTATTTTCGTGTGCTTCTCGTTGCTCTCACGCGGTGTCCTGAAGAGGCATGGTCAGACGCACAAGATCTCGACCGGAACGATCGCGATCGCCTGATCGCCGAGCACGCCTTCGTCGGTCTCTACCTTGCCAGAGATGTAGGCGTGCTGCACCATCGCCGGCAATCCGAGGTTCTGAATGCCTGTCACAGGCGATGGTGCCAGCGCAGCTTCGAGCGCGTCCAGTAGTGGATTCAGAAGCGTTGCCGGCGCCAAGTAGGGATCGCTGGAATGGACGTATAAGTAGAAATCCGCGTAAAGCGTCCAAGCGATCGGCGCCCCAAGCGCCTTGGTCACAGCGCGTCCGCCCTTTTCGCTCATGAACAGCGCGGGCTGCTCAGCCGGGGCCACGTCGGCCCAATGTCGCAGCCGCCGGTTCGTGCTGGCGAAGCTCGCCGCACCGGCCCCGAGCGTCCAGAGCGCGGCAAAGATCGACTCACGCACGACCATCGGCCGCTCTCCACCGCGAGAGACCTGTGTCCCACGCAATCATTGTGATACCGCCTCCGCAAGTGCGGCTCTTACCTCGTCACGGATGACCGGTGCCATGTCCTCGAGCGCTGAGCGCAGGAACGAGCGTTCGGGGAGATCTATGCGGCGATCGTAGGCCCGCACGCTGATCGTCTTCTCGGCGATCGGCCGACCAAACGCGTCCCTGATCCGCCGAAGGCTGGCCCTGACACTGATCGTTCCTGTAAAACCCTATTCCTGTGCGCTGGCGTATCGGCTGTCGGTAAAGACGCTCGCGGTGACTGCCGCCGGGGCCTGAACCGGGGGGATCCCAGGGTCATAGATAACATAACCGCCATTGTGGAGCAGCGGTACGGCGACCTCACGTGGTACCCGTACGACCCCGTTGAGGTCGTGCGGGTACCGCTCCGTGCCGTGCCCAGTGGCATCCCACACCGGGAAAACGGCCCGTAATGCGACCAGATCAGACACGGAGCATCCCCTTTCAACCCATCAGAGGCCGTTACGAGTGTAGGTCAGCCATTGGCAATGTTGCAGATGACACCCATTGCGAACGGAGCGTAAACGGCCAGAACTTCCTCGGAATAGACACCGACTTGGCGCTGGCGTGTGACCATCGGCCAGTCGATCTGACAGTAATCTTGCCGGGTCTTGATCTCGGCGACGTTTGGTACCTCGTTCGACTGGTACTGGATCGGCAGATTCTCGGCCCAGCCGATAACCGTGCCCGGCGGGACGCCCGGTTGGATCTTGATCGGGATCCGAAGGCCGCCATCGATCGCAAAAGGATTATAGTAGAACTGCACTTCCCCGGATGCTGTCACATTATACTCGCCTTGGCTCCCGTCCGTCGGCGAGTCATAGCGCAGCAAGGGCCCCGATGCATTCGACAGTACCTTGCTGGTGATGTTCTTCAGCTCTTGAGAGTTGACGTAGAGTACTGTCGGAGACAGCTCGAAACCGTCCCACATCTTCTGGAACATCGTGTCGATTTCTACGACCGAGCCGCGGCCCGAGGCAGTCAGCGGAGTCCCTGTTCCAGCTGCGCCGGTTGGCATGGTGTTGACATAGGCGTTCGACCCGGGTTTGAGCGCAGTGGTCAACAGCGGTGGCGCCGGCTCCATCTGCGGCGCCGTGTGCTCGATGTTGCCCGCCGCGTGGAGGCTCGAAGTCTCCGACGGAGCGGCGCCGGCCTCGCAAAGATGGTCGCAAGCCTTGGCCATGTGCGCCTTCTCCTCGACCGACAGGCCGGCGATTTTCAGGCATCTGTCGCAAGCGCAGAGAGCCATGTCCACGAGCGCTTGGTCACCTTGCGAGTGCTTAGCCTTGGCGAGAAGAGCGGCGACGAGCTTCTGCATGTGCGGGTTCCCTGTCTTTATGAGAGCGTCAATGCCCGCGGCTCCGGGCGCGCTAGCGGTTATCGCAGTCAATTCAGCAGCGCGCTGCGGGAGACACTCGTCATCGATTTGCGCGTAGCCTGGAAGCTCACCCGTTTCTTCGGCCACCAGCGCATTCAGAAGGCCGCCCAATTCGCTGATGATCGACTGAAGTCGGGGCGGCTGCGGCGAGTCATCGCCCTCGATCGCTGCCTCAACCGAGAGTGCGTCCTGAAGCCAGTCGAGGTCGTGAATTATTGAGCCACGTGACCGACATCACAAAGCGCCTTGGTTAGCGGTACAGACGATGCCTTTTCGCCACCCGCGGCCGAGGGCGGTCCCTCTATATCGATCCTCTCTTTCCAGGCAGCGATGATGGCCGCTCTGATCCGGCCGACTTGATCGGCAGTGTATCGCTGAGCGTTGCCGGGCCGGTTGATGTAATTCAACGCCCGCGCGAATGTGACGCTCTGTGTCGATCGGGTAGCGACGCTTTCCGTCCGACTGGTATCCGGGATCAGCGTAATTCAGCTCTTTGTGGCCCTCGAGGAAACTGCCGGACGTGCCGCTATTCTCACGGTCATCAGCCTTAGCGAGCGCCCCTTCAGCCGTCTCAATTGCCCTTTTCGCCGCATCGATCGCGGCTTCGGTTTTGGCAGCACGATCGGCTTCTAGTGGATAAAATCAAACAGAAGATACCGCCGTGACCCGAGGGTTTTCACGAGTTTGCCCCCTTTCCACAGGGGACCAAATGTCAGATTTGTACCACTAGGTTGTTCACCGGCGGTGAAGTCAGAGTCGTTTGCGGTGACGCCGGCAAGTGAACTTTTGTTACGCCGAGTGCCCGCCCTTCAAGACATTTGACGGCTTCGCCTTTGGCGCGATGATGATGGTCCGCCACCCCACAAGCCCAGATTTGAATCGGGGGGTTGAACGGCTCTCGCGTAGGCGCCGGCGACACGTCGGCGGCAGACGCGATTCGGGTCGGGAACGACTCGCATCGGAAACGGCGGAAGCTTTCCAGCAGTCGAATATCGCTTCCGGGTTCGCCGGACGATCGACCAGCGAGATTTCGTTGAGAACCAGGCCGGTGATAACTTTGGGATTGCCAGCCTCGCGCCGCGTGACTCGGCCGCCGATTGAAAAGCCGCGATAAATCTGGTTTCTGACTTTAGTGATCGCGATCGGGTCGACGACATGGGCGACGATCCGCGTCGCCCCATCGTCGCCGACCTCGGCTTCCAGCGTTGTTCCAGCGGCTGAGAGCTGATGCATCTCGCGCAGTGCCGGAAAACGCATGTATTCTGGGACCGCCGCGCGCATCGCGTCAGCCCGAACGATCTCACCCTGGTCGTCCACCACTTCCGACGACGCGATCCCGTGCACTCGCACGGTTCCATCGTCCTGAGGCTCGACCTTCTGGATTGCGCCATAGAGTCGCATGATCAACATCCCGCCAGTGAGCCGTGCGAGTGCGGCCGGTCGCCGGTCATTTTTTCGACGGCTCCTGAAGAAGCGATGCCGCATCAGATCCCCGATTGCCGGCGGCGACGGGCGCTGGCTGTGAAAGTGTCGGGAGCGGCCGGCCTACTGTCTGTGCCAGTATCTTAATCGCTCCGAACACCTGATCCGCCGCCGCAGAATTGTCCGGAACGAGAATTTTGACGGCCGCGGCGGTGAGGCCCGCCCAGACTGGGTTTCCCGTAACGAAATAGCAGACGGAGCCGGCGAGAATGCCAAAGCCAACGACAGTGCTAGGCTGCGGCGGCCACCGAAAGGCTGTGATCTGGAACATATGTCTGTGATCCAATCAATTCATCGCGTTGACTTCAAACCAGGTGGCAACCACGTCGTTGGCTGCCCCGGTCGTATAGGACGAGCCCGTCAGGACAATGACAAGAGCGGCCGGCTCGACCGCTGTCGGAAATACCGGCAAGCCGATCCCGAAATGGATGCCGCCGAGTATCACCGTACTCTGTGCATACTGCGAGTTCGAGCCGGCAACACCGTATTTGAAGACGTTGGCCATTAGCTGCCAGCCGACGTTATTGTTCGGCGTCGTCCCGTTGACCCATGGACCGGGGATTGAACGAGACGTCCTGCGAATGCGCCACACCCGAAGCAAGCGGGGCGACCAAGATGACGAGTATACTTGCTGCGAGGATCCTACGCATAACTCACCAGCGAGTGCTTGGCGTAGAAATTCGCCGCCGTGAGATCGAATGCCGAGCCTGATTGATTGTAAACTAGGATCGACCAATAGGTCGGCATGAAGCCGAGCAGCGAATAAACCGAAAATTCCGGAAAATAATAGAGGGTGGCGTTGGCTGCCACCCTCACCACCGGCGTCAGGGACGCTAAGCTCCCTATTAGCGAAGACTGGTCCGAAGTCGAGTTCGGATTTATTCCATTCGTCCAGCTGGTGCCGTCCTCGCTGCAGACCAGAAACAGCGAGGCAATGCCTGATCCGTTGACTGAGTTCCCCGACTTGATCAGGATTGGCGCCAACATGTCATCGTAATATTGCACCAAGGTCGTGCCGAGGGCCCCGAGCCCTTTCGCTTGACCATCAGGCAGCGCAGTCAGGTTGTCGGTCGACTGGCCCGGCCGAGTGGGAACGTCGCCAATGAGGCGACGCTGAGAGGATTGCTCATGACATAGTCGCCCTTATTTTCAGGTCGTCGTCCCTTGGATCCGGAAATCGGCCTAGCCCTTGTAGGCCATGGTGCCGGCCGGCAAGGTCAGCCGCAGCCACACACCCTGCGCGCCGGCCGCATTCGGCGCGGGACCGGGCGGCAGGTTGCCCGGGCTCGGCACGCTCAGGAGGGCCGGCTGCCTCATGAAGCCCCCGACACCCGAGGAAGGCGCGGTCTGACGGTTGGCGACCGAACCGGTGTCGTTCAGCTCCGTCGTCAGGGCCAAGTCCAAAAGGGCACCCGAAGGCGGGGTTGGCGTCTCGTTCGCCACCTCGATCTGCGCGCCGGTCAGTGCCGTCGCGGTGTTGTTGTTTATAACGAAAACTTTTTCGTAATAGGTACGCTGTGACCCGGTCAGCACATCCGCCGCACTGGTCGAGAACGTGCGAATCACGGCCGTCACTGGGTTCGGCAAGATCTCGAATAGCAACCCCTGTAGGATCTTATACGTCGTCGTGTTGTCCGGTACAGTACCCCAGTCTCGGTTGACAGCGATAATATCTGTGCCGTAGCCCACAGTAGCGACGATCTGCCGCAACTGATTCGCACCGGTGCCGCTCTTGGTCCAAATGATCTGGCCGGCGGAGACCAGGGCTCCGTCGCCCGATTGCAGTGTCAACAACGCCGGCGTCGTACCGCTGTGACTAGCTGAACCAGCCTGCGCGGTGCGGACCGTCGCGTCGGTTGTCACCCCACTCGCGGGCAGCACGCAGCTATGGGCAGCGAGTGCCACGTCACCAACCGCAGGGGTACCACCAGGGTCGTCCAATGGTCCGTTCGCACTCGCCCCTGACAATGCGGCGCAGAGCAACCGCTCGAGCGATTGTGACCCGGTCACCCAGCTCTGTCCGTTCAAGGTCAGCGTCTGGCTTTGAACGGCACCGGTCGAGTCGCGTCCGGAATAGGCGATCGTCGTCGCGGTATCAC